GTTTCCCAGTCACGATCACATCGTTGTCGATGTGCATGACCACCTGACGAATACCTTTACCGGCCGAGCCCATAAGCATCGACAGGCCCGAGGCCGTCCGCCCTGCGCCCTGCACATTGGTATCGCCGTAGATGTAGGCCGGGATGCCGCTATGGTCGTCTGCCAACCGCGAGAACCGGTCGTACACACCCATCAACTCGTTGGCGCGTGAGTCAGGCTGCGAGAAGCGCACAGCAGGCGCACTCGACCCAAGCGGGTCGTTCATCGTCTGCCAGATTTTCCACGGGTGAAGCTGAGTGATGTCCTCGTTGGGTGGAATACGTTCGAGGTTGACCTCGACCTGCGGGCCCGAGGCAATGGCCATGTTGTTGACCAGCGCCCGCGCCGCAGCATTACAGATATTCTGCACGTCCTCGATGATCTCAGGGATACCCTTGCCCCAGAACGCCCCGGGCTGCTTGATGAAGCTCGTCTTGGCGTAGGGCTTCTCACCCAGCGGGTCGTAGTTCAACACCGCCTTGATGACGTAGTTCCCCACCACCCAGACGTTGGCGTCGTACTCACGGGCCGTGTCGGGTACTTCTTCTTCGCTCAGGCCCCACTCACGCAGCATCTCGCCGCTGACTTTGCCCCAGAACTCCAGTGCGTCGTACATCTCGGTGGGCGAGTTGTATGCGTAATAGAGGCGCTCCTGCTCCTCTTTCTCAAGCTCCACGTCCTCATTGATCCACGACTGGCCGTTACCGATCTCAAGAACCTTGCGCACAGCTTCGTCGTCATACCCCGGCACGCCGATCAGGTCAGCCAGTTCCATCCGGCTCATATGGTGGTGCTCGAACAGGTACCCGTCATTGATGTGGCGGATGCCCGGCTCAGGGTAGATACGGAACGGGTCGACCCGCTCAAACTCAGGGCCCAACCGCTCGGTCGCCTCGACGACCATCGTCCCGTCCATGGCCTTGGTGTAGCCCAACAGGCGCTGACGCCGCACGACTGGCCCTTTGACGAAGGCCCCCGGGAACGTCACGAGGTCAGTGATGAACTCGTTGAACGCCTCGGACCAGCCGCCTTGCTCAAACTGGTCCTCGATCTTGTTCTTCATTCTGTCCGAGCGGTTCTGTGCTTCCTGCAGCACCCGGAACCGGTAGTCCTGTGCCACCATCTCACGCAGTTCAGCCATCTCGTCCGCCGTGGGGGCCTGCCCCCGCGTCTGCAACATCTCGACGACCTTGGCTCCAAACGCCTGCTCGATCTCCATGTCCGTGTCAGGTGACAAGTCCGGGATCGTCGTCGGGTTCAAATCCCACGGTGGCATCCCTTGGTCGAGCATGATGTCCCGCAGCCAACTCTCGGCCGCCCGGCACTTCACCTCGGTAATCATCATGTATACTTCCGAGCCGCCCTGATTCCTGATCTGGCTCAGCTTGTCGGCCTCGTACTCACCGTTGCGTTGCCGCATGGCTCGTAACATAATGTCTTCAATGGGTTTTTTCGCGATCCGTGCTGCGTCCCAGCACTCACGCAAGTAGGCTGTAAGGCCGAGGATGAACGGATCATTCTGACGCGCCTGCAGTTCACGGTCGACCCGCTCCTGCTCTGCCCGAGCAATAGCTTCGTTATCTACAACGCGCAGGATCGTCAAACCAGCCATATCACCCCGTCATTCACAGTCATATTTGTTTGTCAATATACACACCGTTTAGTTTTACGGCAACCCAAAGAAAAACCCCCACCGGGTGACGACCGATGGGGGCAGTTAAGGCGTGTCTGAGCAAGTTCCAACAGGGAGGCGTTGGTCCCGTGACGTACAATATCTACTACGTCCAGCCAGCGGATGCAACAGGTCTGACCTCCCGACGCTGTATCATGTGCTGTCCCTCCCCTGCAGACGCTATATGTAGCATCAGATACTGGAGCGCCTCGGCCACGTGGCTGTGTTTGTTTTTGTCGATCCCGCCGTTCTTGTCGAACCGGTACCCACCCATCATGGCGGCCTTGAGCCGCGTGCAGCGTGGGTCGAGCAAAAATCCCGGGTCGCCATCTACTTGGCGCATGAGGTAGTCGTCCACGGAGTTGAGGCGTGCGCTGACTTTGTTGGTCTTGGCGGGGATGACCCTGAGCCCTTCGGCCTTGATGATGTCGACCGCACTGCGCTCGTCGGTCTGCGCCCGCTGCACACCTGCAGGGTCAACGACCACGAGGATCGGCGCACCGGAGAAGCGTTCGTATATCAGGGGTTTGAGGATCGTGCGGACAAAGCGTTGAATCCCCATGTCAAAGCTCACAAGCTCGTCTAGGATCAAGGCCCGTCCGCGAGGGTCTTGTTGCCCGATCACGGCTGCCGGAGTCAACCCCAAATCCATCCCAATCACGACCGGCCGCACACCATTCGCAATGGGGGTCAACGGCTGGTTGGCCATGTGGTAGTCTGGCCGGAAGTATTGATACACCGGTTGTCCGTTACTGCTCAGCCCGTACTCGCCGTCAATAAAGACCCGTATGTATTCTTCGCTCCGACCCTGCGTGTCATAGTACCCATCCGGCAGGTTCTCGATATTCTCTGCGTAGGGGCTGCGCCCCGACGGCTGCTTGAACACGGCCCACCCGTTGTCGTTGGGGCTGACACCATCCTTGGGGTCCAGCCCTTCTTGCATGTAGTACCACCAAGTGTCCATGGTGGGCGGGTTTGTATCTCCCCACATACCATGCCATGTGGGACCCCCGTCCTTGGCACTCGGGTAACGACCAACACGCTTGGACAGTGCGTCTACGATTTCCGGGTGAATATCCCTACACTCGTTCATCCAAGCAAATGTAACCTCAAGCGAGTTAAGGTTGGCCACGTCGTCTGCATCGTCCAAAGCCCGAAACATTATCTCACACTCAATATCACCCACCGAAAAATAGTAGGTTTTCGTAGTGCGCATATACCTGCCGCAAGGGCCCGGCGGGAACCAATCGTTCCATGTCTTGATTGTAGTATCGACAAGCTGCCGAGCCGTCTCCCGGATAACAAGCGCCCGACTACGACGAATCCCATCCTCGCCCGGCTCTTGCATAGCGGCACGGCGTATGACTTCAAAACAGCACGCCACCGATTTACCAGAGCCAACGGGGCCCATCAGAACCCGCATCTTAGCGTCAGACGCCATGAACTTTTCTACAGTCGGTGTTGGTGTATAGTTTATCTCTAAAGACATCACGCTCTCCCGTGATTTTCGTGGTACCCGTATTCCTGCTCCGCAGTGCGGCGGGCTACCGCTGCCGTCTCAAGGTTGGCGTAATCGCCCAAGGATACCTTGCGCCCATTTACATAGATACACGCCCGCCATTTCTGTTCGCGTGTCACCCAATGAACACCGTTCACGCCGGACTTGTTGTTCCGCCCGCGCTTAGCATTACGCGCGTTCTCTAGCTTCGACACAGACCGTAGATTCATCAGGCGGTTGTCCGCTCGATCCCCGTTGATATGATCTACGTATTCCGGTTCCTCATCATGCACCATCTTCCAGATCACACGGTGCGCATTCCAGTTGTTTCCCTCGGTGCGTATACGAACGTATCCCTTACCATCCACCCCGCCAGCGGGCTTACCTGCAAATACCCGGTTCCACCGCTCGTCATCATCACGCGGGTTCCACGTTAGTATCCCGGTCTCAGGGTCATACCTAAACAGTTTGTGCAGCACATCGGTATCAGGCAGCGGCAACTTACGGGTCATGTGTTTCTCCATCTGTCTATCATCCTTGTATGACAGATGTCCGACACAGTCAAGTGCCATCAGTGCACCCCTAAATGGCTGTATGCGCCAAGCTCAATCGTGTACCACTTGCCATTGCTGTCTGGCCCAGCAATTGCAAACTCCGCCTCGTCTGGGTCGCAGTCGTTCCCATTATTGTCGAACCAGTTGGTGATAGGGTACGTCTTCCCATCGTCCAAAAGAATTATGCGCAGGCTACGGTTCAGAGCTTCGATTTTAGCCATGCCCGTGCTCCCTCACCAACATTACCACGATTTCCCTCGGGCGTCCTTTTGGGCGTCGGTGCGTTCTGCCACGTGGGGGGACGATTTTCGTCCGGTACGAGTGGCCTTCGCCTTCAAGCGCCGCGCGTAATTCTTCATGCTGCTGTAACGACTGGAGACGAACCGCAGGCGCTCCTTCGTACTCACTGTCAAAGCTCGTCAGAATGCTCAATGAGGTCGCCCTCCACGTCGGCCGTGACGGTCATGCCCGGGGTGTTGTTCCCGAAGTTGATGTTGATCTTTCTGAGGAACACCCCGATGCTGTTTCTATGAGAGTGTTGGAG